TGCTGCTGTAAGTGCATCTGGTTCGCTTTCCTACAATCCGACGACAGGCATATTCAGTTTTACTGATGCAGTTACGTCGGTGGCTGGAAAAACTGGGGTCGTTACTCTGGCAAAAGGTGACGTAGGCCTGTCGAATGTTGATAATACTTCCGACGCCAATAAACCCGTTTCGACAGCCCAGCAGACCGCCCTTGACGGAAAACTGAATAACACTGGAGGGGATATTCTTGGGAACTTAACGCTTCGGGATGATGTAGGGACTGCGCGAACTCTATACCTCGGCCCGAATGGTTATTATGCTTCCGTCGGATATAATTCCAATGGCGACTTAGATATAACGGCGCGGTCAGGTTATTTTGTCAATCTGAACTCCAAACTAAAAATGAGAAACCAGATAACTGCATCGTCCGCGAGTTCAGGTTCGTATTCTTTACCGGCTAATCCAGCAGGTTTCCTGGTTGTAGATCTTCACGGAACGACCGTGAAGATTCCATATTATTCGAACTAGGGGCGATTATGTCAATTGATCATTTCTTTCATAAGTTGTATAATAGGGAGACGTATAACTGCGCTCACTTCGTGTGCGACGTTTGGTGTGAGCTGACGGGCAAAGATATTGAGAAGGAGCTGAGTGGTTTTCTCCGCCCTCCTAAGGAGCGCCATGCTGGAATGAACTTGCGCAGGGCTTTCAGAAAGTTAGACCGACCTGAAAACCCTTGTGTGGTTCTCATGCAACGGCCTGGTACGGTTCCGCACGTGGGGGTCTTTGTTAGAGGTAAAGTCATACACATCCATGAGCGAGGGGTGGAGTTTTTACCCTTGGACATCGCAGCCAGAGGGTTCGATAGATTGGGGTATTACACATGTTGAAGCAAGTCACACTCGCACATAACCCACTTGAACCGGATACCTGGACCCAACATGAAGTTGAGGACATCCGAGACTTCCTCGTGGGTGAATTTCAAGAGTGGCCAGGGACGGCCCGGATATATTATAAACACGTTAGTGATTCCAACGATGTGACCCCCAGAGACGAAGCGGGGGTGGTCAGATTAGGTGAGCTACCTGGACCATTCTACGTCATAGTGTATCCAGCGGAACCGATGACTATTCTATACGCAATCGTGGCCTTAGTGGTAGTGGCGGCAGTAGTCCTAGCCGCGAAACCCCCAGTGCCTACCCTGCGCAACACCCAGAATCAATCCCCCAACAACGAGTTGTCCGACCGTTCGAACAACCCGCGCCCTCTGGCACGCATCCCTGATATCTTTGGCACTGTCCGTTCCACTCCAGACCTCCTTGCGGTTCCGTACAAAGTATTCAAGGACCATGAGGAGGTGGAGTACACCTATATGTGTATTGGGCGAGGTTCTTATGAGGTGAGTGACGTTCGAGACGACACGACCCTGGTGATTGATATTCCAGGGGCTTCCGTGGAGGTCTTTGGGCCTGACACCTCCCCGAACTCAGGGCACGAGCCTCAACTCAGAATCGGACCAGTTATTGACGCGCCGGTAAGGGATGTTGTACGGTACAACGCAGTGAACGGTCAAGTGCTTCGACCGCCCAACGATCAATATCTACGGGCCCTGAACAACGTGTACTTCCAAGCACCGAACTTGGTCAAGACGGCGGCATTTGACTTCACCGACAAATTTGCTGCTGGGGACGTACTGTACATCACCGGAGCCGCACAATTCCAGAACTACATCAACCAGACTAAGACCCTCCAGGCCTTCCCTGATGGTTCCTTCCGGTTTGTTATTCCAACGACCACGTTGCCGGAGGAGTACGCCACGGGGGTGGAGGTCACTCTAACAGGGGCAACCTTCAGCGTCACGGATTCCGACGGCTTCTGGTCAGGAAGTTATGACCTGGGGGGTGTTTATGCTATTGCCTCGACTAATTTGATAACTGAAATCATCCCCGGCGAATTTGGAAGCACCACGATTTATTACTGCCGCGTTGTCCTCACTTCCCCAGCCAGTGTGAATCCGAATTGGTCCAGCGTACCTTCTGGGGCCTCTGCTTCTGTAGGCCTCCGATTGTCCAGCGGGACTGAACTGTTCAACCTGAGCGGGACATATTATGTGTTGTCCGTGGCGGACGACACTATCACGTTGTCTGACCCAGCTTCAGTGAATCCGGCCTGGAGTTCGATCACGACCACTATCAACATATCCCCGACCCTGTACACCACTGGTGATAAATGGGTGGGGTCATTTGTTCTGGACAAACCTACCACAACAGCGGTGGCTGTCAATTTTGTCGCCACCAACGGACTGTACAAGGACGACGGAAAGAACCAGGTGCGTATGGACGTGGTTCTGGAGCTAGAAATCACTCCGATCAATGCGGACGGTTCAGTGCGCGGCCTTGTTCAAACGGCTCAGGTCACGGTGGAGGGATCCGCCACCTACCGCAGCACACGAGCCGCTACCTTGGAGGTAGGACTGAACGACCAGGGGCGCTGCCGCGTAAGAGCTCGCCGCGTCACGCCCGCGGACCTCGCATTTGAGGGTTCGGTGGTAGATGAAGTGAAGTGGCGAGACGTGTACGCCATGGCAAACGTCTCCGCCCCTCACTTTGGCAACGTGACCACTGTGTACGCAGTCACCTACGCTACCGCTGGAGCCCTGGCGTTGAAGGAGCGCAAGTTGAATATGCTGGTGACTAGGAAGATATCGACCCGTGTGAGCAGGTCCACTTTCAGTACGGAGTTGACCTCAACCAATCGCGCTGATGAAATCTTCGCGGCCATCTGTTTAGACCCGTACTTGGGCAACCGCCCTTCCTCGGAGATTGATTTCGATAGTGTGTATGATGCAGTTCAGGAAGTCCGTGATTATTTTGGTCATGAAGTTGCTGGGGAATTTAGCTACACCCTGGACTCAGACAACCTCAGCTTCGAGGAGACCGCTCAAATAGTGGCCCGGGCGGTATTTTGTACAGCCTTTCGCCGGGGAAATGTGATCAAACTGAAGTTTGAGCGCGAAACGGAGGACAGCACGTTGCTGTTCAATCACCGTAACAAGTTGCCGGGTTCGGAAGTCCGCACGGTTCGGTTTGGCAACCAAAACAATTATGACGGGGTCAGTCTCAAGTACGTCTCCCCCGAAGATGACGCTGTCCTGACGTACTACATCCCTGATGATCGCACGGCGGTCAATCCGCAAGAAATCGAAACCACAGGTGTGCGGACTGATCTTCAGGCGTACTTCCACGCATGGAGGGCCTGGAACAAAATCCGTTATCAGAATGTTATCACAGAGTTTCAAGCAACCCAGGAAGCTGATCTTATCACGACCAACGACCGGATACTGGTTGCTGATAATACTCGGGGTGATACCCAAGACGGGGAGGTGCTGGAGCAGAATATTCTGGAACTTACTTTGAGCCAGCCGGTGAACCCCAGTTCTGGACCTCACACCATGTTCCTCCAACTTACAGACGGCACTGTGGAGGCCATACCTATCATGAACCAAACTTCAGACCGCAAGGTAGTACTGGCCCGGGCCCCACGGCTTCCACTAGCCGTGGACAATGAACTTTATGCGCGATCTTCATTTATGATTTCATCTTATCAAGATGTGCGTCCGTCCGCTTTTTTGATGGTGGAAAAGGAAAGTCAAAATAATTTCACATCTGCTATCAAAGCGGTGAATTACGATGTTCGATATTACGCGAACGATAGGGATTATGTCAATAACATAATCAATGAATTTGGTCAACGATTTTGAAAGGGTAAAAATGTCACAACTTCCAGCTGATCAGGCCATCCAACGGTTCCAAGAAAACGAGGAGCGCGTTGACAAGTTCGTCAACACGTTCGGAAGCTATCAGACCACGGGCAACACGTCCGTGGAGACGCTGCCCAGCTTCATTGCACGCAAAGATGCTGAGATCGACAGCAGGTATCCGGACGGATATATCAACCGGGGGGCCTACGCTGCCGGTCAGAACTATGCTGTCAACGATATTGTCACCTACGGGGGACTGGCCTACCTGTGTTTGACTGCGTACACATCGGGCTCCACGGCCCCCGATGCGGACCGGGCTCACTGGGTAGTGTACCAGGGTCTGATGTTCAAGCGGTCCGCCAACGCGATCACCCGCCCTCAGGAGGAGTTCACGAAGGAGCGCATCAGCATCCGCATGTATGGTGGTGAGGATGACTGGAACGGTTCGACAGGAACGGACACGGCCACCGCGATGGCTAAGTTGGCAACCGACTTCCCCAATGGTTGCATCATTCACTTCCCCCGCACCAACACAGGAGTGTACAACTGGTTGTCCCTGGGTTCGGGAGACTTCAACAAATTCGTATGGGATGTGGATGATGGGGTCACCTTCCGGTTTCCTTGGAACTATTTTCAAGCAGTTCCTGATGCCAAGTTCATCCGTGATGTTGAGTGTCACTTCACGGACATGAATGGCTACTACACGATGCAGGCCAGCTATCCGGGCCGCTCCGACTTCCACAAGAACAAGCGGACGTGGTTTGGCCCAGGGGACCGGGACACCACGGTTATCCGTCCTGTGGACCTCACCAGCTCTTTGGTGGAGAAGTTGGACCAACAGGGTTGGCCTGACGGAACCTTTTTGACCAGTTCTTCAATATCCACTACAACTAGGAAAGCTGACATTCAGCTTTCTGCCGGCAACAACTCCTTCAAATGCGTCAGTATTCCGGCGGTCCCCGGCACAGAGTATTCTTGCTGGTTCGACGCCCCTTTGGGCTGGGACGGGTTCCTGATCTTCGGGGTTATGACTCAAAACGGTTATGACGCGTACTATGAGAATGCTAATTCTTCCGGAGGGGGTGGCGCTCACATGATCAACGAATACGGGGGCACTGCACAGAACGGCTCAACCCCCGTACTAGGGGCCGACACCCATCTGTCGGTATGGGCTCGGAACGGTATTTGTACGATTCGCTGTGTTTCGTCCAACAGCTATGTTGTGTTGGTCAACGGGGTGGAGCGGTACTGGATGCGCACCACAGCCTCCCTCATTAGCGGCATCATCTTTGGTGCAGGGTTTGGAACAAACTCAGCGATTGTAAGTGTGCGAGATGTGGTCAAGTTGAAATCAAAAGACACACGAGGGCAGCGCCCAATCCGCATCATGACAATTGGTGATTCAATCACCGACGAAGTGGTACATGGAAGTTGGCCGACTTATATGTGCGAAGCTCTCGAAGGTTTCATGGGCCTTCGCGTTCGCGAATTGCGCAACATTGCAGTCTCTGGCTATCGCTCAGGGGATATGTGGACAGTTCTCCAGGGGGAAACAATCACCGATATTGACGTAGCAGTGATTTTGATTGGGGTGAATGATATTCAGAGCCAGGCCGATCCTGTCGCTTATTTCATCAACTATGTAGGGTTGATGATGGACAAATTCAACGCACTTGGAATTCCGTGTGTCGTCGGTGTTCCAACGATGTTCTACACCCGAACTCAAGGAGCCGCCTACACCGGCTTTGCGAATCAGGGCCAGAACAGCCAAAATTATGAGAAGGGGGCCCCGTATCGCGGGAGGTTGTTGTATGAGTTGGCCACCCGCAACCCTGCGTTGAACACAATCTGCTACGGGACCTTGGAAGAACTCGGACCTGCCCTGGCTGTTTGGCTTCAATCCAACGAAACCGTGGACCCGATTCTCAATGACAACATCCACCCGACAAGTCACGGAAGGAAGTTGTTGGGCTACACTCTAGCCCGTTCGGTGGCGGGAGCCCTGGCCCCCAAGACTTCTAAGGCCTACTCGGCAACCAGGTTTCAGTCATCCTGGTTCCGGAACAGCTGGAACGATGCCCGGGATACTGCTGGATTTGAAGTGGACGAAGTAGGGAACGTGAAACTGTATGGGCTTATGGACAAAAATGCAGGGGTTATCACGAACGCCACCGTGATTCTGGTTTTACCTCCGTTCCTTCGCCCAACCCGGTCCGCTCGGATTGTGGTTACTGCAGAAACCGGGGGGGGTGGATACAACGGAACGGCAATGCTGTTCATAAGCTCCACAACCGGTGAGGTATCCCTATACGGAGTGCCTGCGAACACCACCGGCGTCTATCTGGACACTGTTCAATACTTGACTAACAATTGAGGATTATTATGGATCAACAACTATTTAACATAGTTATTGCAATCGCAGGGGCCTTAGGAGGCTGGTGGATGAAGGCTATGTGGGATGGGCTTAAAGATTTGCAAAAAGCGGATCAAAGCCTTACTCGTGAAGTGGCTCAATTGCAAACATTGGTTGCGGGACAGTACATGCGTCGTGAAGAGTTTGAACGAATTAGTCAAGCTATGTTTGCAAAATTAGATCGTATTGAAGACAAGTTAGATGGAAAGGCGGATAAATGATAAATTCTCGTAGAATCGAGGATTTGCACCCCAAGGTGCAGGCCATGGCGAATGCGTTTGTAGCCAAATGCAAAGCCAATGGCATCGATGTGCTCATCACATCAACGTACCGTGACTTGGAGTCTCAAAAAGCCTTGTATGATCAGGGTCGGTCTATGGCATCCAAAGCACGTGGTGAAAAGATTGTCACCAACGCAAAAGCAGGACAATCTTTTCACAACTGGCGAGTGGCTTTCGATTTCGTGCCTATCGTCTGCGGCAAGGCTTGCTGGAATGATACCTCTGTATTTGAGCGCTGTGGTGTCATTGCAGAATCGGTAGGTCTTGAATGGGCTGGTCGCTGGAAGACCTTTAAGGAGTTAGCTCACTGCCAATATACAGGCGGTTTGAAGCTGGCGGATTTTCAATCTGGTAAAACATTAGGAGCATGACATGGACTGGAAAAGTATTGTCAAATCTGTTGCACCAATCCTAGGCACTGCTCTTGGCGGTCCTCTGGCTGGTACGGCAATCAAGGTACTCGGCGAAACCATTCTTGGTGACGGCGAAGCCACCGAAACGCAGGTTCAAGAGGCGTTGTTGAAAGGTCTGAATCCTGACGCCCTCGTCAAACTGAAGGAGGCCGATCAAGCCTTCGCTATCAAGATGAAGGAGCTGGACATCGACGTGGCCAAGCTCCAGCTGAGCGAGAAGAACATGTATGTGTCGGACACGCAAGATGCCCGCAAATACAAGGATGACAAAGTCTTCTGGCTCGGCGTCGTCATCCTGTGCACCTTCGCCGGAGTCATGTGCGCTGCACTGTTTGGCTCGTATGCCTTGCTGACCGGTAATCTGCCGATCAAGGATGCGTCAGTTGTCGGCATGGTGTCAGGCTTCGTTGGTACGATTATCGGCTACGCTGCCGCCAATGCTCAGCAAGTCGTTGGGTTCTTCTTCGGTTCGTCAGCCGGAAGTTCCAAGAAGACAGATGCTATCAGCGACGCATTTGTGAATATGACCGAGAAGGTTAAGTAAGAATCAGTTTCCTTGGTAGTTGCCCCCACTGTGGCTTGGTTGCCACTTTAACGGTTACGGAGCAATCTGTAGCCGTCTTTTTATTTACAGTACTAAAGTGCGCACACTGCGCTAAAAGTAGCGCTCTGATTGCGCTCTGAAGGTAGTTAAAATAAGTAGTTAATATATAACTATGTACTTACTATTTTGAAACTGAACCAGAGCGGTCGCTCAGAGCGTAAAATAGCGCTCTGGGCGCTCTAAATAAGAAAGGGACCCGAAGGTCCCTTTTAGCGCTCTGAACAAGCCTATTTCAAGTTCAGGTTGTAGGTCGTGTTGATCAACTTCAGATGCTTCATTTGATGCGCCGCATCATCGACAGCATTGTGATGAGTACCTTCACGTTTGAGTTCCACCGGGAAACAATTCTTCAGAGTACGGAAGCAGCGATTCTTGTAGTACTTCCACGGCAGTTTCTGACCAACGGCTTTGTATGCGGTGGCCAGAATCACGTTGTCAAAGTCTGCACCGTTACCCCACACGCCTTCAGGGTCATGCTCTTGCACCCAAGCGCCGAACAGTTTCAGTGCACTTTCAAGACTCGAACCTTGCTCTTTGAACATGGCACGAGCTTCGTCCGATTGCTTCAGCCCCCCACAACACTGTATCAGGGGACATTGTCAGTCCAGCCTTAACACAGCTATTGGCATCTACAGTGAGATACCAGGTTTCGTAGACTTCATCTTTCTCGAAGTCAAACAGTACCGCACCGATAGATACGATACAGGAGGTGCTGGAGTTATCGAGAGTCTCCAAGTCGACCATAATGTGTTTCATGTTATTTCCTGAAAAGTTTTGCACGTTGTTCATGTGCAGTTTGACATTCGAAACAACGAAACCTTCCGGCTTCGCGTCTCGCTACTTCGACTTCTTCACCGCAGTCTTGGCAATGAATTCCGTCAAAATCTGGTGGAGTAGGTTCCCGGCTAGCAACCAGTTTCGCCATCGCACCTAATCGTTCTTGCTCTTCGAGCTCAGAGACGTCATCGAGTACATCTGCACGCATTAGACATCCTCCCGCCAGCGAATTGCAGACGGGTGGAATGGTACCCCGTCATTGGTCAGCTGACTATATTCCACAGTCAGATATTTCCCAATGTACCGCTCTTTGGTCTTGAGTTGGCGCTCTTTCTCTTGCAACGTGCCTGGGGCGCTGGTGCGAAAAACGATGCCATTTTTAGCTTTGAGAACGCAGATGCCCCAACCATCACGACTCGGTTCAATGTCGATGCATTCAAACTCATCGTCATGGAATTTCTTGACCTTTATCAGCGACGAGCTTCGTTTTCCGTCCTCATACTTCCGTCCGTCCAGACGAAGCATAAGTCCCTCGAACCCCGCCCCTCGCACTCTGATCAACTCATCGAACATGGAGTCCTCACCTGTATAGGGCGAGTAAGGCAATACAAGAACTTTGCCGTTAGCCTTGGTGTCGACACCATTGAGGACATCACGCATTTCTTCGTGTCGGTCCTTGTAGCTGTCGTTTGATACAAGGTCGTAGCAGACAAAATTGAGTTCTGCCGTACGAGGCTGCTCACGTTTAATCCATGAGGCCAAGGTCTGCAGTGGCTGACCGTGCACATAGAGCTCACCATCCAGGGTGACGCCTTCAGAAACTCTGTCAGTCAGCGCCTTGAGGATGTGCTGAATAGCCAGAATTTCCTTGCCCTGGCGAGAGTAGGCGATGAGCTCACCGTCTTGCTTCGTAATAAGGCAGCGATGGCCGTCGAGCTTTTTCTGGAGGACCGCGCCCTCGTAATTGATCGACGAAACCTTGTCAAGCGACTGAGCCAACATTGGGCGGAGAAGACCAAGTTGATTCGTGCTACTAGCCAAAGCCTGCTCAACTGTATCCTTGTAACCCTTGTCACGCATGCGCGATATACGTGAGTTGA